AGCAAAGGCTAGGTTTGCTAACTCTTGATCTGGATTCTTATATTGAACTGGAAGTAAATCAAGACTATCTTTAATGTCATAGTCTTTTACTGTCTCTGCTAGTAATAGTGTGTTTGAGTATATGTCTTCTCTGTCAATACCCTGTTTTTCCATTGCTGCTTTAATCTCTTCATAAGAAAGTAAGTGAATGTCAAATTTATTAAATGTTATCTGACGATCTTCCCCATAAAGATAGTCAAGGCGTTCCATCATAGAATCAATCTTTGTAGATTTTGCATATGTAGTATCTTTTTGTACCTTAGCGTGAGTATTCATTAAAAGTTTAAACTCTTGAATATGCTTTTGTGATTCATCAGAGTGATGACAATCTGGAGTAACTACGACTCTAATATTAAATTCATCGGCAAGATCAATAAGGTATTTATTTATTTCTGGTGTATTATGTGGCATAACCTCAATGTAGTAGTCGCTACCAAAGTTATCTTTAAACCACCCAATGTGTTTTTTAGCAAGTGCAAATTCCTGCTCTTCTAATGCCTTAACGATAACGCTGCTAGGACAAGCAGATGTTACGATTATTCCTTCTTTATATTTTTGAAGAATTTCAAAATCAAATCTTGGTTTTTTAAAGAATCCATCTGTCCATGCTATTTCGCTAATCTTGTTAAGATTTTCTAAACCTTTTTGGTTCTTGGCTAGAAGGATAATATGATTATAAACAAGATCTTGTTGACCTGTTCTTTCAGACTTATCTCTTTTATCTGATATGTCTGCACACATATATCCTTCTAGGCCAAGTATTGGCTTAATACCCTTTTCTTTTGCAGAACGGTAAAACTCTCTGTGACCAGAAAGTGATCCGTGATCTGTAATTGCAAGAGCGTTCATACCCAACTTGCTAGCACGGTCTACATACTCTTGTGGAGTTGCTATGCCGTCAAATAGGGAGTAGTGAGTGTGAACATGTAATCCAACATAATTACTCATTAGTTAAAATCTTTTCTTTGCCAATATTTTTTTTTATAAACACCTTTTTGTCCAGACGTTACATCAGAAATTTGGTCTTCCATAGATTTTATTAATAAATGATTATCTATTGAATTTTTTATTTGCCAATCATCCCTTTTAAAGGGAATTATTTGATACATCGGTGTGCCTTTTGGTATTTCTCCTGAAAAATTTTTTTTCATAAAAAAAGCAACTGCGCCACCTAAGTAATATTTATCATGATCTATTATTCCAGAAATAGTGCGAAAAGGAAGATCTTCTCTATTAAGAGGATGAGTTATTAGTGCACTATATCCCTTTGGAAGAACTGGATTCCAGTGTCTAAACCACTGAAAAGAAACATCGTGACAATCTTCTGGAATTAGTTCTTTTGGAATAAGAGCATTTTCCCTAGTTGAAACCATTTGTTCTGTTTCTTCACTTTCTCTATTAACACTAAAAGACACTTTATCTTCTTTTTTGCTTACTGAAATATCACACCAGGTCTGTTGAATATATCCAAAAGTAAATGTTTCAAGAAATGGAATACATACTTTTGCTGTAAGCCTAGTACCTGGATTTAGTTTGCCATCTTCATTATACTGAGAACCACTAAGATAAGATTTGTTATCTGCATCATAAAAGGTGGCAAACTTCTTATACCAATCTGGGATATAAAATTTTGCAGGAGATGGCATTGGAACAGACAGTTCTGTTTTTTTGCTACTCGGTACAAACGTTATATCTTTTTGCATCTTACCAATCTGTGTTGGTTGATGAAGTTACGGATGGAGTATCAAACCCCAAATAGAATGCTTCTTGTTCAGCATAAGGAATTTTCTTTAATGCTAACTCAAGAGCATACGGCTTTTGTGTTGTCCAGTCAAAAGGCTCTTTGTCTGGTGCAGATGGAATAAGTGTGTAACTTGTTTCAGTTCCCTGACCATTACGCTTCACTTTCCATGTAAGATTTGAAATACTGCCCGTTTCCAGTGCGTATTCACGAATAGTATTAAATGCAGATTGCTTGCTTACGCCCATTGACCAAATAGCCACATATGGCTCTTCAATTCCATCATCTACAAGTACGTTGCAATAAAAACGAAGACGTGCTCTCCAGCCAGCCTTTGGATCCTTGCGATGCATTTCTTCAGCCCAGTCACGGCCTTCTGATTCCATAGTGTCTACAGCCTTACGCTTATAGTCCTTTGGATTTGTGTGTTCTTTAACAACAAGTGCTAAACCACGTTCTGCGTTGTAATTTGCAGAGTCTTCATCAAGTTCTTCAACGAACCTAATTTTTGCAGACTGTCCATCGGCAAGTTTTAACCATCTTACCTTTGGAGAGTTTTCATCATACTTTGGCTTGTCAACTAGGGCATTAATATTTTTTAGTCCCTTTACAATAGTCATATTATTTTTTCTCCTTATGTGTTATATCTATTTTAGCATGCTGGTGATAGAATTGTCAAACTGAAACTCCAGTTTTTTAATTGAATCATCATCCATGTCGCCTATATCTTTATATTTTTTATCTATGTACACAGAAGTAACAACAGGTCCAAGTCTTTGAATTAACTTATCTCTCATTATTATTCCTGCATCATCGTTATCTGCAATTAAAACAATACTATTAAAATACTTCTCTAATAGTTTTATCTGTGCTGCAGAAACATTAGCCCCTAGCGTAGCAACCGCAGGGAATCCTACTTGATCTAGCCTAATTGCATCAAATGAAGACTCTACTACATAGACAATACTTGAAGTCTTTATTCTATGTAAATTAAACAATGTCTTACCTTTTGGCAAACCAGGTGTATTTTTAAATTCTTTACCTTCAACTGTTCTAGCAACAAATCCAATACAAATACCGTCTGGAGAATGTACTGGAATTGTTACGGAATCTTGTTTTTCTGAATAGCCAAGATTAAATTTTATCATTGAGTCTTTAGTTATTTTTCTACCTTCGTAATACCTAATTGCTCTCGGAGACTCTAGTGCATTGTTATTTAATCTTTTAATTAGTAGTTCATCATACTGGACAAACTCTGGTTTATCTATTAACGCTTTGTTGACTGATGTCTCAATGCTACTTTCTTGCTCTTTACTTTTAATATATCTTATTGCCTCAAAATAGGTTCTATTAGATATATACATTACAAACTCAACAAGAGTTTTTGTGGTTTGACATCCAAAGCAAAAAAACAATCCATGCTCTTTTGACACTTCCCCAGCAGGCGTTCTGTTGTTATTGTGATACGGACAAAATATAATATAGTCTGTTCCATATTCAGCCTCAATATCAATACCAGCGCCAGTTAGTACACGAAGGACTTGTTCTTGTGTGTATATCACTGGTACATCTTTCTTGTCCACCACTGCTTCTTATATGATCTTACAGCATATTGCTTAAGTTTATAAAAACTATTTTGAACTTCTTGCTCAATATATTCTCCTTTTATAGATTCCCAGTTATCTCTTTTTATTGGAATAATTTGAGCAATTGGAGTTCCTTTTTCAATAATACCTTCAAATCCCTTTTTTACAAAAAATGGAAAGTTTAACTGATTTTCGTGTTTATCTGTATCAACAAACCCATTAATTGTAAAAAATGGCAAATCGTGTCTATGCGATGGATGTGTCACCCACAAACTATATCCTTTTGGTGTTGTAATTTTCCACTTACATCCCCACCTAAACAAAACTGGGCTATGCCCCGTTGGAATTGGATAATTGCCAACGCTTCTTATTCTTTTTCCATCTGGATTGTCTAATGGTTGAGATAGACTCATCCATGTTATTTCTGGAATATACCCCTGGCTATTTGGTGCAATATTAGAAACAATTATATCTGAATCTAAAGAAATTATATAGCCAGAAGTTATTGTATCAACAAATGGCACACATAGTTTATATGTTCCAAAATAATCTCCTGAGTTATATGCTTCTATAAAGTTATTTGTTTTATTTGAAAATAATTTTTGATCTCTGTACCATTGTGCTACATGACTTGTGGACGGTTTTGGAAAATCAAAAGTATCGTTTATTACTTGGCTACTTGCAGTAAATGTTATTTTTTTTGATTTAATTTTCTTTTTTTTATTAAACATTATTTTTATCCTCATAATCTTTGTAACGATAGTATCCTCTATCAAAATCTACCTGAACTAAAAAGTCCCCCATAAAACCATTTCTATTTTTTCTAAATACACATTCAATAATATCACTATTCGTGGCACGACCTAAAGCCATTACCCAGTCAGCATCGTAAGCAATTTGTCT